CATCAGACTTCAGAGTCTCACGCTGAAGAATCACGGTTCGGAAGCGTCCGTCAAGGGTTCAGGCTGAGAAGCCTTCCCATCATGGCGGTCTGACGGAGCCGAAAGGGAGCCCGTGCTTTAGTGCAACACCACGCAGGTATCACTATTAAGTGATTGCGGAACGTGATTAGCCGGTTCGCTACCGGGGAGGCACGTTCCGTCCTGCGGCCTACTCAAGTAGGTCCGAAGAATTTGGACATTAGAATCCATATCTTCTTCTTTCCTCCATAAGGGACTTTGTCAATGACTGTTAGCTTTCGTATCAGAGGGGGCCAGAAACCATCCTATCGTTATACGGTTGGAAACAACCTGACAACGACTTCGGATATTACTGGCTCCTATGACGTCGGCTATATAGTCGAAAAACTCACCTCTGAGAAGCATATTTTCGCAAATAGACCGCATAAGCTGTCTAAATGGGAAAAGCGTTACCTCCAATACTATGGAAAACGCGATTTCGGTGGACCTTTCTCGGTTCAACGAAGAGCTGCTCAGGTCGCCCCTGCTTTCATACAATATGCAAGCAGTAACCCGTCTCATGTAGGATCCTGGTGGGACTTTCGTGGGTACTTAGTACCTTCGAAGGCGCCGCTTGGCCTACCTGCGCCGAGTTCTGTTCCCCCTCTAATCTCTGCAACGCTTATGCGAGGCAAAGGGATCGAGGGTTGGAACAAGTGGAAACCGACTGCTACCCAGGTTAATACTGGGCAAGCTTTAGGTGAGTTGCGCTCGATCGGCGGATTGCCGGTATCTCCCAAGATGATTCAGGAGCTTAGAGAGCTCGGTAGAGTTCTGCGACACCCGTTGCAGACTCTCCGGCACGCTACGCGTACTGGTATACCTGGTCATGACGCTTTGCGTTATGCAGGATCCGGTTACCTGGGTTATCAATTTGGGATTAAACCTTACGTTCAAGATATCATGGCCACCACTAAGGCGGTTCTTGATTTCGATAAGAACTTACGACAGCTCGTTAGAGATAACGGGCGTCCAGTTCGACGTAAGGGTCGAGTGTCATTGACAGAGACGAGTAGCACGGTTCACACGCAGTCCTCCACTCTTGGTGGAATGTGTCGTCCGTCCCTTGCTACTCAACTCCACGATGGCATCCAACAAATGGATGTGACAACGGCGATCTCCCTAGAGTTTTGGTTCTCTGGTAGATTTCGCTATCACTTGGATCCTTTCCGTGAACACGGATTAGGACCCATTCCTGATAGGGAGAAATATCAGTTGCAACGTATACTTTATGGTATAGATCCAACTGACGTCACCCTCATTTGGGAATTGATGCCATGGTCCTGGCTGATCGATTGGATAGTGCCCATTGGGCCTATGATCAATAACTTAGTTAATGATCAAACCGATCGCCTTGTAGCAGACTACGCTTACATCATGGGGAAATCTCTTTCCACAGAAGCAACCGTAGTCAGGGGTAAACTGAAGAACTCAGGCCCCTTCACCTCGACTTGCTTCGTCTACGACGAAGTCAAGCAACGAGCTGTTGCTAGCCCTTATGGATTTGGCGTGTCGTTTACGGGTTTTAGTCCGAAACAACTCGCCATCCTAGCTGCTCTCGGCGTAAGTCGATAGCCTAGGAAATGCCCCCTTACATATTGTGTGTGTGGGGAAACCTCCTAAATCAAGGAATCGTGCCATGCTGGCCGACCCTCAATCTGTCACTATCAATGCGGTAGCTCAATCGCTACCCGCCATTGCCCGTGGCGTCAACACTTCCACTTATCAGAAAGATGATGGAACTGTTAAACTGTCCATTTCCCACCAATACGGGAAGCGGACTCGTCGGACTGCGCGCTTGGACTTCTCCAAGATCGTAGCCGATCCGCTTGTGCCTGCAACGAACCAGAAGGTTTCGATGTCTGCATATCTCGTTATTGATCATCCCCTCACGGGTCTGACCAACGCCGAGATCAAGCAAGTCGTTGATGGCCTCACGGCCTATCTGACTGCTTCTAGCGGTGCCAAGGTGACTTCCATGGTCGCTGGTGAATCGTAATTCGAGGATCGCGCAATGCGGATCATCGATATCCTTTTCATCCTCGCCCTTGGTTGCATACCCGGAGTAATTGCTCTGGCCTTCTTTCTTGGCCGTAGCTATTCTCCTGTGGTGTGAAGGCAGCTGAGGTCGCACATGGCTATGGATGCTTGAGCCCCCAATCATTAGATTAGGAGTAAGCATGAAAAGCCTTATGCGATTACTTGAGTGTGTTCTCGCAGATGCGGGAACATGGTGTAGCACTAGCACCACCCGTGACTTTGAAACAGTCACGAGACGTGTCGAACACGAAGGTATATCGTTTATTACGATTACCCTTCCGGTTTTCTGCCAGGACTTCGAAAGTTGTCTTGACATTGGCCGGGTTGACTCATCGTTCTTTCTTGGTTTCAAGAGGAACGGGGCTCTCCCTGCGTTTTTGCAAGGTTTGCTCAGTCAGGTGTTCGACGCCAGTGATGGTACCCTGCTCGAGGAAGTGAATCACCTTGCAGTTCATGCAGTTCGACAGATCTGCTTGCTCAACAAGAAAGTTTTACTTCCATGTTCAAAAGAACGTGAAAGGAAAGCCTTTGATTCATACCTCGAGACCGACAGGTCAGTCCTTGCATTTGAGAACTCTCTATCCAAATTCTGGACTTTTAGTCCAGAAGATGATTAGGGAGCTTCGAATGCCCGTGCCTCTACCGGCTTCTCTCATTTAAGAGAGAATTCTGATAGAGGATCTTCTGGAAGTGGAAGTAGTGATACTTCCCCTTCTTCGATCTTGGGAGATAAAACTCCAATTGAATTCTCTCACTTCTCAGAAGTGTCGAATCTCCTTTGGGGTTCTCTCTTCACTGCCGATTCGTTTCGAGTCGACTCTAGAAGAGTTCTACCTAAGCATGGACCCGGTTCAACAGCTGAACGTCTTCCATCTAATAGAAGATTTTCATTGCCTGTTTGGCACCGGAGGCTTGACCACTGGTTCCCAGCTGCGGACTTTGTTATCCCTAATTCAGGATACATTGACCGACTAGATGGAGTCCAGTTTGTCGACCCGGAACAGGAACGCCCAGTTAGGGTCATTACTGTTCCTAAAACGCTGAAAGGCCCTAGGATCATTGCGATTGAACCTGCATGTGTGCAATACACACAGCAGGCCATTCTGGAAATCCTAGTAGATCGTCTGGAGAATTACAGATTCACTAGTGGATCTGTTAACTTCTCGGATCAAACCGAGAACCAGAGGATGGCCCTTAGCTCCTCTAAGACTGGTCGTTTTGCAACGATCGATCTAAAGGATGCTTCGGACCGCGTTTCATCCCGCCTTGTCTGGCAGATGCTTGAACGTCAACCGATATTTCGGTCGATGGTCTTCGCTTGCCGTTCGACTCGTGCGGAAGTTCCTGGACACGGTATTCATACCTTGTCCCGGTTCGCGTCTATGGGTTCAGCTCTATGTTTCCCGATTGAGGCAATGGTATTCTATACCATCGTTCTCAGCGCAATCCTTAGAGCTGAAGGGTCCCGTCTAACTCCTAATTCGCTTGTTAAGGCGAAAAGGAGTGTGCGTGTCTACGGTGACGATATCATTGTCCCCGTAGAATATGTGCAAGCTGTGAAGCGTGAGCTCGAATGGTTTAACCTTCGAGTAAACGACCGCAAATCATTCTGGAACGGAAAGTTCCGTGAATCTTGTGGCCTGGACGCCTACGATGGTACTCCGGTAACACCGGTTTACGTACGTAGGAATTTGCCAGCTTCACACCGTGACTCCGAAGAGCTCGTTAGTGCTGTCTCTCTCGGTAACCAGCTTTACGAGGCTGGTTACTGGAGATCCGCCACTTACGTGCGTTCCGTAATCGATCGGCTTGCTACCGTTCCTTACGTATCGAAAAACTCTTCCATACTCGGTTGGACTTCGTACTATACTAATTACGAAATCCAGGGCTGGGATGAGAATTTACACCGTTACCTTGTGAAAGGCAACGTTGTCTCTTCCAAGCTTCGCCATGATCATCTAGATGATTATGGTGCCTTGATGAAGTTCTTCCTCAAACGTGGGAGCGATCCCTACTTTGATGCGAAGCACTTGGAACGTTACGGACGTCCCTTAGTCGTCTACACCAAACTAAGGTGGGCACCCCCGTACTAAGTACGGAGGGTAGGTGATGGGTATAAGAAAGCTCTTTCCTTAATCGGAAATCTTTCTTCCATCTAGAGAGGAC